TATTTCTAGAAATATCGAGTTTATTTTGCGCTTGTTGATCTGCAATTTCTCCGATATTATTTTCTAACACAACAATGTTATTATCAATCTTATCTAAAGAAGCATCAATAGCATTAAATTCAACATTAATTTTATTAAGTTCCTTTTGAAATTCGACATCTTGTTGTGCCTGGCTTAAATTAAGGGCCGCAATATCATTTTCAATGGCTGCAATAGCACCGTCTATTCTTGCTTCTACATTATCGATTTCATCGTTTATTTCGGTTTGGTATCTAGCCAAGGTAATCTCGAGTCCTTGTATATTAAGTTCAGCTGATGTAACATCTTCCCGCAAACCAGTGATTAATCCATCTGTTTCATTTCTAAAATTAGCGATATCGGCTTGCGTATCTTCTAACACATCTGTAATGTCAGAGATTTTAAGATCAAGATTTCCAATCGCGGTGTTGATAGCTGTAATTTCCCCGTTTATTGCATCTCTAAAATCATCGATCTCGTCTTGCGTCGCAGTTAACTCAGTTTCAACGTCAGAGATGTCCAGCTCTAAATCTGTCATTTCTGTTTTTATCGCAGCTATTTCTACAGATTCAATTCTTATAATTTCTTTTCTTACATCATCAATATTTGATTTTAATTGTTCTGACACAATTTGATTTGCGGTCACTTCACTCTGAATATCATTTAATTCTAATTGAGTTGTGGCCTCAAGTGTAGCAATATCCCCTTTAATTATTCGATCTTCCTTCTTTCTTTTTTCTATCTCAGTTTCAAGATTAACATTAAGCGTATTAATTAAATTTCTTAATGTAACTAAATCGTTGTCCTGCTCCAATTGTTCATCATCTATTCTATCAATATCAGATTCTATAATAGTAACATCTGATTGTAATTGATATACATCTTCCCTTAACGCATTAAATGCTTTATTTCTAGCTTCTTTTTCTAAATTTGTTAATATTAAATCCTCTTCAAGATATTGTACTCTTTTATCAATATCCCCAATTTGTTTCATGGTATATCTTGAGTTTCCAAAATACCTATTTGTGATTTTTGATAGATCACATGTGAATGTTGGAATATTCAATTCATATAAAGTAAAAGAATCATTAGGGGGCGTTGGTGGGAAAGGCTTAAAATCAGATTCTCCTTTAACGAATTGTAAATCACCTCCGCTTGTAATAATCAATTTATCTATTCTAGGTAAATATACATCCCCATTATTGATTGTACAAACCGAATCGGGTCTTGGAATTATACTATCGGCATAACTTTTTTGTCTAAAATCAATAAAGTTCGCCAAGCTTACTCCTTCATATTCAGGTATTTCACAATAATCCATACCAGCATAAGAATCTACAGTAAAGGCTATGCCTCTCGCACTATGCACAAAATATTGATAATTGATTGAATAATTCCCACTATTTAAACCTGAAACCTGAATTTTAGCTTTTTCATATACATCATTTCTTACACCATCATCGATTATCTCAATCGTGGCCGCCACAGTTTCTCCTTCTCCATCGGTGACATATATATTCGAACCAGAAATATAGAGATCTTTCTCAACAGTTGTTATAACCACTGTGTCGCCATCATCTGCGATATCAAATGATTCGTTTTTGTCCGTCTTAGTTTTTATACCAACTTCATTGGTTCCTACTCCTCCTTTTCGAACTGGTGCGAATATCGTAAATGGAGGTTTAAATCTATTAATATCTAGAATTTGGAATTGAATAGAATTGGCACTTTGTCCTGGTACAAACTTATAATCTCTTTCATCTCCCGCAATAAGAATCGTTCCTTCATTATCTACAATACCATATTGACTCTCATCACCAGATTGTGTTTCAAAGAAAGATTCATCCCCTTGCAAATCACCAATTGAAATTATGTCATTGATCGGGTTTTCCGAATATTTTTTTATTCTTTCGAAGGAAAAATTCTCGATTGTTTTAATACCATCAAAGGGTATATTGAAGAGAAGTGGAGACGGATTAGTATTTACTAATTTTTCGCTCGTACCCTCTCTTAAATGAACTTCAATTTTATTATCGGCTTTAATAATACTTTTTACATCATCTACATTATTTAAAACACGATTGTTAAATGTTCTAAATTCCGATACATTTCCGTACGAAATAGTAAAACGCGTATTGTCGATGGCCCTAATATCTCGTGCTTTATCCCCTTTCACATGTACTTTAGGAGGATACGAATGTCTAAATCCATTTACATATGCTGTAGATGTGTCAATTTCAGCAATAAAAGAAGCTTTACCATCTGCATCGCTATTAACACCGAATGGTTCGAGATCTTCAATATCATCTGTCGTATAAAGACCATTTGAGTACTTAGTATTTTCTTCCTTATAAAATTCACGATAGGAAATTTTAAATGGTTGAAGAGCATAATTTCCGTTTGTTTCTTTTGTTCGAGTCGCAAGCTTTTTTTCGAATGTGGCTGCTAATTCATTTACCTCGGGTTTTACTAAAGATGTACCAACGGATAAAATTCTCTTGGAGTTACCAATATTGTCTGATTCAATATTAAAAATATCAGTTCTATCTGAATTTTCATCTAATAGACTTTGAACATTTGTTAAGAAAACAGGTGACAATACAATCTGATATCTATCTGCACCAGGCGCCGCAAAGTTCAACGAACCATTAGCATTATCATTTAATGTCTGATCGTTCGAAGCATTGACTTGATTTTCATCAATAAGAAGTCTTAGTTCACCTGTAATTTTCGATTCATCAACATTATTTTTCTTAAAATAGACTTTTGTATTTGGAAAATGAACAAAACAGCCATTAATAAAATATATATTTTCTATAATAGAGAATCCAAATCCTAATCCAGTGGCAGTAACAGTTCCAAAGGGATTTTCATTAACAATGCTTTCTCCAATAACATCAGTATACGTATTATCTTTAAAGTATAAAAGATTTTCGTTATTTTCCGATTCAGTTACAAACTCTCCTCCTTGATCGTATTTCAAGAAAAGTCTAATCTTATTATTACCTTCACTATCTATGAACTCTTTAACATCTAAGATTTTAGCAGAGCCCGTATCTGAAACAATTGAATTTTGGCGTGTTAGAATATCTGCAACATTTGAATAGATTAGAGCATCACTCGCATCTGTTTCAGTGGATGGAGATAATTCGACATAGGGAACATTATCAGAAAATACCGGTCTAATCGTGTCCTTTTCTCCAATGATAGCATCTCCATCTTTGAAGAAATGCGTACCTAGACTATTAACCTGATTCTGCAGAATGGTTTGTAATTGATTTAGCTCTCTGGTTTGAACAGCAAATCCAGGCTGAAATAGAATTCTTAAATAATTCTTATCAGCTACTGTCTGATTGTTATTGTTAATGTCTTGAACATTAAAATCATCGAAATATGGAGCCTGATTGTATGTAGTAATTGCCATCTTAGAAATTAAAAATAAAATTTAGTGTTTCACTCTGATCGATATCTCTATCAATTGCTGTAGTATTATTTATAAACAAAACATTACCCGATGAAAAATCAATATCTGGATTCGTAACATCAATTATTCTAAATGACTTTTGCTGCACGGGTACAAAAAGGTTTTCATTTGTTATGAAAGATAATTTATCTGAAACTCTTGGGTCCCGCACATAACGAACATCTCTTTGGAGTGGTTCTCCCGGTACATCCAATACATCAACTAAAATACCCCGTTGAAGACTTAATTGTCCTTCAATTGCAGCATCAACATTTAACAATTCAAAGTCTGAAGCTTGTTCAGCTTCAATTCGTATTTTTAATTTTGCATCAATTATATTTTCTGTTATTTTATTTCCAGAAAGATTTAAAGGATTTTCAATAATCCCAATTTGTCTAAAATCATTGCTGGTTGAAAAAATATTATCATCATTTGTGATACGAGTATTAATAAACAAAGATGTTGAATTTAATTCATTTTGAATATCGCTGCCATGTCCATTCGGGGGTGATATAATAACATTAATATAAGGATCAATAGGATCAATAGTTTCAGATGTTTCGTATACAGATACTGCTTTGGCTGATTCGTAATCTTCCCCCGCTTGAATAATATTAAAATCGATACTACTTGGAGTATCATCATTAATGATTCCATAAACAATAGCTGAAGATTGCACGATCATTACAGTTGAATTTGTCGGATATCCTTTTCCAATATTTTTAACTTCGATGCTTTCAATACTATTGTTGTCGACATTTACTTTTGCAAGTCCATATGCTAATTCAAAATCGTCGCTTTGAGCTATTTGCGCTGCGGTCAATGATTCGGTTTTTAATCTAAACTCTACCGGAACTTTATAGTCGTGATCTGCATCTGCGTAATACCCATTTCCACTCCTTGAAATTCTTAAACTAGATGTATCTAGAGATCCGCCTTGTGGAACATCAATTACCCGTGCCTCGGCACTCTTAATTTCTTGGCCATCTCCTTTTATAAAAAATGGTATTTCAGTAAGCGCATCGTAATCATAACTAATATTATCATTGTTAATATCAAATCGATCAACTGTTCCTCCATTTGTAGCCTTTTTAATTTGATCTGACTCTGGGTTAGGCTCTGGTAAGTAGGATTCTGAACTAAATTTACGTATCAGAGAATCTTCATATTCAATGATTAATTGCCATGTATATCCATCACTGGTTTTAAAGGGAGCGGTATCATCGCTACTTGGTTCTATCGTCGATGCCCCACCATTTGCATTGTTTAAACAAATATAAATCTTTTTCTGATTTTCTACATATACGTAATATTGAAGATCAGTAACCGATAAATCAACAAAATTAGAATATTGTGAATATGTTGTACCCGATTCCCATTTATATTTTTTAAATGCCTTTCGAATGTCGGTTGCGTTTAATTTTCTGAAGCCAGTAAATGATTTTCTTAATGTTAAATCTTTGTTTAAAGCATTTGTGGGCTCCGGCACCTCTTCTGGAGGGGTACCGACAACTGGATAATCATATGTATATGGCTTAGCGTAAAAGACATAAAAAATATCGTCATTATCATCAATCCGTTTCTTGATATTATTTAATATTTTAATTCTAAGTTCTTTTTTAAGTAACGATTTATTGATCGTATTAAAATCGTCAACTGTATCAACTGGGTCTGTTACTGTAATTGCCATATTAATCGTCTATTCTTATACTTGTTTCAAGATAGTCTTCTAACATATAATTTCTTGGAGTTCCGTTATCTATCTCGTAATAATTCTGTCTATTAATGTAAAGTGTAGATGGTATATTTATAGCTTCTTCATCGGGGTCTAACTTAATAGCCTCTAGTTTTCCAAAGTTGAATTCAGAATCAAATTTTAGTGTAGAACTCGGTATATCTTTTTTTACATTATGAAATATCTTATGGCCCGCCGGATGCAATAAGTCTGCATAAAAAGATTTATAATTACTAAATTCAATATCTGTTTTAAATTCATACGAGAATTTTTGCCAGAAGTATGAATCTTGAATAACAGTATCATTTGATAATCTTCCAACACTATTTAAATATTTACCATCGGTGTTGATAAGAAAATCAAAATTGAGACTCACTTCTCCCCCGCGGCCATTATCCGATTTAATAATAACACTAGCAAAATTTACTTCAACGTTAGAAAAAGACTGCGACTCGGTATCAGTGCTACGTGGATTTTTATATGCGCCATCCGCGAAACTATTATAATCTTCAAAGAAATAATTTGCTCCACCTGAGTTCAGTTCATTATATTGATTATCACTATTATCTCCATAGTGAAATACCTGGCCTCGATTTCCAAAGCTCATGTATTCTTCACCCATAAACGAATCATCATTAATACCAGTAACATCACTTACACCAAAATCTTTTAATTTTCTGGGCAGAGTTGGATCTTGTGTATTACCAGATCCAAATGTTATGATTTTAATATTTTGAATCTCGCCATTTTCGCCTACACCAGAAACTTCAGCGATAAAAGTTGCTTTGGGTAAGTTACGTGCAAAAATTCTGTCTCCGATCTCATAACCGGTTCCTCCACGTAAAATATTAAAATCTTTTAGTGTTCTGTATGGTGTACCATAAGTGTTTCCATCGAGATCTTTTATAAAAAGATCTTTTACAAATTTACCAAATACAGTACCTCTTTCTATTTTTAAAATATAAACAGTTTCATCAAAAACTTTTTCTTCAACGTCGATTACAAATGCCTCTACAAGCTTTTGTCCATTTGGTGTTTGTTGAACAATAGTTTTTCCTTTTAAATTCAAAGGATCATTTTGCGTCTGACCTTTGAATATTCTAATAAATAGGTTTGGTTCAAAAGCGCCCGACGAAGGAATTAAAACTTGATTATATGGTTCAAATATTTCAACTTTCTTATTAAAGAAAAGACGAAAGAATGCATCAACCATTATAGTATTACCTCGAGCACCATAATAATCGACAAGGCGTTTTATTAAAAACTTTCGAGTTACTACATCAGATGGTGGAACATTATTTGTGATAGTATGTGCAAGTTCATTTAAGAACTTTTCTTCTGAAACTGTATCTAAATCTAAATTATTAGTAATGTTATTGATTAGATCAGAAGCACGACCACTTTGTTCTTCTCCTCCATAATACTCTTGTAAGAATGCAACCAGAGACGCACAATCCTGTTTTAAGAATTCTGGTAAAAGAGAATTAACTCTATTTTTTTCGTTATTCGTCAATAATTGATTCATTTGCGGTGATCTCTGATGTACCAGCGACGATCGATGTCTTATTTAAATCTATTGTTATAATATTATTTTCTTTACTTAAAAGGTCATAAGAATTTGGTCTGACCGTAATTTCAATTTCAGTGTTAATATCAACCGGAAGAGGATTAATTTCAATTAATCCAGTTTCTGGAAATAAAAATCCTGCATCAAACGATGTTGGGATCTTAATGTTATTATCATTAATACGAACAAGTCTTAGCTTTCTCTTACTTGTACTATTTAAAATTGGAATGTCATCTAACTGATAAACATTATTATTATATCTCCAAGGGGTTGTGGAAATAAATGAATCGCTTTGATCTACTTCCCCAAACATTTTGAATCTAAAATTAACATTTTGAATCTGTGTGTTATCCTTGTTAATAGTAAACTTTTTATAACAAAATACTTGTGCTAACGAATTAAGTACAGCCGCATCAGTATCATCAACACTTCTTAAAAACTGCGAATATCTAAAGACATTTTGGAAACCTTCAAAATTATTATTAAAGTCTATAATTGATTCTTCGATTCGTCCTTGTAATTGATTCGGTGATAATGAAGTAAGGTTATCATTATATCTTACGAAAAGATTAAAAAATACATATGTCAAGTCAGCATCCAAAAGTTCTGTATCAACTGTAATCACCTTTTTGTTTTTCAAGAAGTCCACAATTTCGGTTTTCTTTTGTTGCGTCAGAATTTGCTCTCCACCCTTTGGATTGATAGCAACAAATACTTTTCCGTATTGTGGAGGTGTTCGTTCTTGTCCTCCAAATACAACAATATCTTGAATAATATTACCAAACTGCTCATTTAAAATTGCTTTATAATCATCGGTTGTGATGGCTCTGTTTTGAGATATAAAGAATTTAGGCGCATTGAATTTGATATCCGAAATGCTAGCTCGATCGGATCCGCCAGAAGAGCGCGAAGCCGTTTCAATTTTTTGAATATCATCAATAGGAAAGTCTCCACCAAAAGTACCAAATGAGAAAACATTGATTCCGTTCGCGTCTTCCCCCTTTGTCGAAACAAATTCACAAATGATAATTGCTCCAGGCGATGGTTTTTTACCAAGGACTCCGTTCCCAAACTCTATTTGATATTTTCCTCCAAAGTTTTCAAAAATATAATAAACCTTCGATTCATCATTGATATTATCACCTATACTAAACTTATCATAAGTATCGGCATTATCATCCGATTCACTCTCATTTTCTTTTACCTTTACAATAAGGGAAGTTTTATCAATGTTTTCATCATTAATAATAAATTGCTGGTTTTCTAAATCATTATATACAAATCTTTGCTCTAGTATTTCTCCTTCTTTAATAATAATATTATTAAATGTATATACACCATCTACCGGATTAACATAATCAGATGTAGCAGTTGTTCTAAAAGTATATGTTACCCCATCAACTTTACCGGTAAAAGATGTGCCTTCGGGTATACTCAATGCTCCTGTTTGACTTCCGGCTGCAATTGTAAGATTTAAAGAGGCGGTCGCAGCTAGTTTACTTTGAGGAACATATCCAATTAATTTAGCGTGAGAAACAACGTTTGAACGAATTTGAGCAGAATCTAAGAATGATTCATTCACGGCCATATGAGCATTCACTGCATTATAATGTGTATTATAAGCAAGAATATCAAGTATCTGATTCAAGCCAGACCCTTCAAAGTCCAAATCTTTAAAGGGTGAATCCTGTCTTTTAAAAAAAGTTTTGATATTATCCTTGATATTATCAAAATCAAGTTCTGTTGTGTTTAATTGTTTTGCCATTATCGTAATCTTTCAAGTCCAAATGAAACTTGTTCGGTTGTGTCTGATGCTATTACAAGAAATGAGATAGTCACATCAAATCTGTTTCTATCAACATCAGCTGAGACATTAACCTGAGTATTTTGTATTCTTGGTTCATGTCTTCGAAGTGTTTTAATTATTTCTTCTTTAAGCGAGTGTGCAGTAAATCCTGTTACGGGTTCAAATAAATATCGTGTAACATTTCCCCCAAGCCCCATTTGAAATGGTCTTTCCCCTTGATTTGTTAGAATTAAATTTTTAACAGACTGTTTTATTGCATCTAAATCTCTTAATGGAAGAATGTCTTTTTTAACTGGATGCTCTTTAAATTGTAAAGGAATATCAGTATATACACTATCAAAGGCAACCGTTTTTGCCCGTGGAATAGATATATTTGAATCTGATAGTGAAGCCATAGTTCTATTTATATTAGTTGAGGAAGATATTCGGTGCTGTTGTTACTTGATTTCTACCATATGTCTCTGTTACTGTTCCTCCGGTATTTTCAGTAATACTACCTACAATATCAATAACTTGACTACCATCGATATCAATGGTTTGATTCTTTTCTACTTTATGAACGTGTTCGCCTCCTATGTGTTCATACTTGTTTCCTGTCACTTGAACATTCCAATCTCCAATGATTTTTGTATTGCATCCTCCATCGATAGTAAGATTACAACCTCCTTCGATATAAACATTTTCTCCTTGTGCAACTACTCTATAGTTTTTACCAACGATCACTTCTGTCTTATCGCCGATTGGGGTGATTTCTGAATAGGTGCCGGTTCTATGAATAGTCGAGATTCTTTCTTGGCCCGGCGTTACATCAAATTCTACAGTGTGAGCATCTTCCAAAGCATCATCGACCTTTTCATATGCAATAACATGGTTCTTTGGATATTGAGGAGCGATAACGGAATCAATGTCGGGAAAAATCCATTGTTGGGGTAGAGTTCCGACCTTTTCTGGAGCTCGAGTCTTTTGAGCTATTGTTATTTTTGGATCGTATGTAGTTCTCAGTTCATTTTTCTTAACATAAGGAAAGGATTGTTTATATGCTTCTTCAAGAGATTTCGCAGCCAGAGGTGTTTCCGCAATATCTAATTTGTTTGGTGCCGGATATCTTTCGTCTGGATCAGTAAATCCTTTTTGATAGTTCACCGCAGAAGAAATCGCAGGAATACTTCCAAGGATAATAGGATCTTGTGCATTCGGACCATCTCGAAAGAAACCAACAACCCAAGAACCTTGAAGTAGACCTGTTGCGGATTGACCAACCTCTGTCATCGACGCGGATGTCACGGGAAGCATTGGTGTAGCCCAAGGGAGTTCCTCTGTTGGAACTTCTACTTTATCATCATTATGATAACCATAGCATCGTACTTTTACACGACCCATTTCTTTTGGATCTTGAATATCTTCAATGACCCCAGTAAACCATGCAAATGTTTGTCCTATAAAATTTTCAATCATACCGCAATTGTTAATGAATCTCTTTTAACTCTAATATTCGTAAAGTATTCGCCATCCTTTAATATATGAACCGCAGATACAATTAAATATTTACCACTTAAAATCTCATCATACCTTTCATTTTTTGGAGTCTCTCGTGTTAAAGGATCTTGTGTTTTTGGAAATTTTAACTCAACGACCCGTCCAGCATTTAAATATGAATCCCCAAACAATTCTATATCGTGCATAGTAGACTCAAGAGATTCTGTAAATGCTCGAGTCACGTGACCGTTTTCTTTTCTTAAATTGTTATGATTTTTTGTCTCTCCATCAAATGCAAACTCATTCGTTGAGATATATTCACAATGTGCTTTATACGAAGACGAATAATCTATCTCTGCACTTAAAGAAAGTGCGGTTTTTTGGTTTAATGTATTACTGATGGGAAAATCATTATAAGTGAAATCTATCTTTGTATATGTCTTATTCCCGTAATCCAAGTAATTATTCTCTGAGGCATATGCACCTGATATAGAATTGAAGGTTTTTCCAAACTTCAAATCAGAATTACAAGATATTATTCTGGTTCTTCTTTGAATGAAATCATCTTGTGTTAAAGCCTCGCCCTTAAACTCTTTTCCATCATAATATGTTTCGTATGGTTCTTCAGCGACTAAATCAGATTGAGCAGCAATCACCACTTGATTTGATAATCGTTGAAAAACATAAAATGGAGAACCTACATCATTATAAGAATTCTTTCGAAAATATTCAAGAGCCTGTAAGGGATGCTGCCATCGCAATATACCTCTAGAACGGGAAATTGCAGCACTATATTCCTCTGTATCCGTAACACTTAAATCTGTATTTAATATCTTTTTTATTTCTTCTACAGTATTATTGTTATAGAAACGAGATATTTTAAATGTTTTATCGAATATAGCAAAAGATGATACAGCAGCGATAACATATGACTGAACATATTCATTATCACTTCTACTATACTTTGGAAATTCCGAAATAGCTAAATCTAATTCTATTTCTTCTG